AGTTCAGTTCCCTGTTCCCAGAATCTCCAAACACTTCTACTTACACTTGCACTTAGAATTTTTTTACTCACAGTTGAGGTACTTATAACCTCGCCTGTTTGGGTTAGTATAACCCTTAATGATATCGTAACGGAATCCTCTCTCCATTGATTGGTTGCAGGAGAAAAGCCTTTTATACGAAATCCAGACCCTCCTGTGAAGCTGTTACTTTCATACGCAATGATTCCACCCTCTATGATCATCCCTGCATAGAGCAAAGGAAGAAGCTGATTACCTCCTTCTCCATCATAACTACTTCTTTGATTTTTTACTATTTGTCTTTCTTTACTAAGATTATTTATGTTTTTTCTGTCTAAGACTGTAAACATCTCTCCATTAGCTGCATATTTAAAAGCGTTAATGAGATAGGCTTCACCACCTTGTGTAACTGCTGTACTAAACAATGCCATCTTAGTTGAAGGTTTTCTTTGTCCTGTGAGGTCTGAGAAGTTGTATATAGCTACTACAGCTTTTTGTCTCGGTTTAGGTACATCTAATAATGCCTGCAAGGTAGGTCTTACTATCTCAGGTTTCTCTTCACATTTAATGAGATCAGCGCAATTAGTATGTCCAACAGGTGCAAAAGAAGCACAGCTAGACAATACACTAAGCATTGTTATGAACCACAATCTTCTGAACATACACCAAATATTCCTATAGGAATTACAATTTCTGTATAGCCACCTGAGCCATCATCTACTATTAAAATTATGTTTTCGCCATCATTAGAATAACGAATCATGTTGCCCTCTATCATTATCTCACCACCAGAACCTCCTGTATCGTCAAATAAAGAACTTGTGATATCTTGTGCCATCCTGCTCAAGACTCTTGATTGTAATGATCTTATAAACTTGTTGAGTGTAGAGTTTTCTTCTTCTCTAATTTGATCCTCTATAGCATCAGCCAGAGCCTTTTCTATATCAGATAATCTTGACCTTTCTTGCTCGTCTATAGTCAACCAAGCTGCTGAAGTGCCGACTCCTGAGAAACTAGGATTTATAAACTCCTGTGTAAGTGTCTCTGTTTTTGCAGAAAAGGAAACGACTAATAAGACTATTACAATACCTATTATTACTAAGTATTTATCCCAGTCAGTCATTAGTCTTTACGTTGATCATCCCTATCTGCTTTAGCTATTTTGTTACTGTCAATCAACTGTGGCACTCCTAAGATTGTCTTAATCAGCGTGTCTTGCCTAATGATCTCATTGTCTAGACTACGCACTCTGTCTATTAATGCTACCAGTATTCCGTGTTGTGAGTCCAGTTTAGTACCTAGCCTTTGTTCCATCTGTTCTATCTGATCTGCAACCTTATCATCTAAAACATCTAGCTTTGTTTCCATACCATCAATAATTCTATTGATAAGTTTCCATATAAAGAAACCTAGACCTAGTGCTGCTGCTATAGGAAAACCAACTTCGTTTATAAATGTTACTGCTTCTTGCATTAGCTTATTGTGTAAGTTACTGAACCCCAAGTGCTATGTGCTGCTCTGTGGGCTTCGTGTTCTGCTGCTGTAGCGGTCACTTTAATTAAATTATAATTTTGTCCATCTCCAAACTTACTTCCATCAGTAGTTCTAGTTGTCTCGTCAGTAGCTAAGTCAGGTCTCCATCTCTCTAGTTGATTTTCATAGGTATCAATTAATTCCATAACAGACCCTGAACAACCTAAATGATTGTAAGCTAATTCTCCACCTAGCATTAAATTAGCTGTTGCGTGACCTTTGCCTCTGTAATCAGGATGTAGAACACCCATCTTCACATGAACTATTTTGTTGTTAAAATCAGAATGTTGAAAACCAAGCTTTGTTCCGTCTGTTTTTTCTAGCATTAATGTAATACTACATTGGTTGCCTGCTTTAACTTTAGATTCTGTATATCCCTCTGTTACATATAACATATGGCTAAATTCTGTGATTCTTTGATAATAAGTATTAGAACCAATCGGAAAGTCTTTTAAGCATTCTGTTACAAAAGATTGGTCTGCTTCAATCATAGGTCTTATTTTATAGCCATTGCTTGATGTTACGGTTGTCATTATTTGCCACCTCCTGATACATTTGTTAAAGAAATTAGTGCTGACAAAGTGATAGTTTCACTAGATGCTGTATGGGTTACAACACAAGTTGCTACTTTTACATCATTACCTGACAAGTTAGTTATGCTGCCTAAAGTAAAAGCGTTGCTAGAATCTGCCTGTTCTGCACAAGCACTTATATAGTCTGCGGTACTATTGCTTACATTTACAAATGTCCATCTTATAGTGCAACTTTGTTTACTTGTGCCATTATCTGCCGTAACAGTCAAATCTATAGTTGAAGATGTAGGTGAGTAGAAAGACCCATCACTAGATATCCATTGTGCTATTGTTGAATCTGCTGAAAGAATAGTCACCAATGCTGCATTGATTTGTGCTGCAGGTACTGCTCTTTGTACATTACCACTTGAGTCTAATCCTGCTGTTGCTCTATCGTGCGCATCTATGATCTCTGTCATGCTTTTAGTAGTACCATTACTTCTAACATTTCCTGTCAAATCACCTGTGAATCTGTTGTTAGAATCTATGACTGATGCTGCTCTGCTTGATCCTGTAGTTATTGTGCTGTTAGCAACTCCGCCTATTGTTCCTGTTACATTACCTGTATGTGTTTCACCTAAAATTGTGGCAGAACTTTTATTTTGTACGTTGCCTAATCCAATACCTGATGTTGTTAAAGAGACCTCTACCCAATTACCTGTGCCTGTTCCTGTTGATCTATATAGTTTATTGCCATCGTTTGTATCTACCCATAGATCACCTGCCGCTAAAGCTGTAGGTGCATTATCTGCTCTAAAAACTGTAGGTACAACTAACCCACCACTCAATCCAATATTTGCAGGTGTAGTATTAGAGTTTAAGTGTGTAGAGTTAGCAAAGTTAGTGATTCCTGTTCCGCCTTTATTAGCAGGCATAGTACCTGTTCCATCAGAAGAATAATCTACAGTAGAATTAGTCAGGTCTGCTTTAGCAGTAGCTGTTCCAACTACTGTGTGGTTTTCTTGTGATGTAAAATCTGAGAAAGAGCCTGCACTTAAATGTCTAGCCTTAAAATTATACTGCACTCCTACCTCTAAGCCTGTAATTTGTTGTTTTGTTGAGCCTTGATTTGCAAACATAGTGCTGTAAACAGAGTCTGAATTTCTTTTAAACAATACTTCAGTTCCTATTATGTAAGGCGAACTTGCGTTTGACCATGTGACCGTTACAGAGGTATTAGTAATAACATCAACAGTAGTGGTGTCTGTGGCGACAGATAAATTCGTAGGTGGCGACAAAGCATAGTCACCAACTGTTAGAGTGCTTCCTGACGCAACAGGTGTTTGATAATCAGACGTGGCAAAATCATAAACTGTTGATGCGGTTTCTTGTAAGACCAAACCTACAGCAAGTGTTGGCACATCTTCACTATCCTGTATCAACATTTCAGCAGATAGTACTTCAAATATTTTAGAGGTGTATCCAAGCCTTTCATTTGTAATCATGACAGTATCATGTGGCTGTAGTCTCAAAAATTTTAAATCTACTACTGTTCCTACTGTAGTTGCCAATCTTTGTTTTTTTAAAGAAATTCTTTGCAATCTTTGAGCCATTGTATGGGTAACAGTAAAAGGCAACTGTTTTTCCATAGTCTTGACATAATTTGGTTTATCAGAGTTCGTGCCATTAGGTGTATCTTCAGTAAGAAATGTTGAGTCTTGATATATAGGAGCATCTGCAGCAATATAATTATTTGAGCCATCAACAAATACTGACTTAACTGTATTATATAGATCACCTGTAGTTGATTTTGTGCTGACTTCTAGGGGTTGTAACAGGTCATTATCAGTAATTGTTAAAGAAGGTGTAGGGTGTGCGCCTGAATGTACTTGAAACTGTCCATTTACATAAGACATTGATCCTGCCATTGATTGTAATACACCATTAATAACTCCTGCTCCGTTAGCTGCAAAGTTTGTAAAACCATTTGCTGTATATCTTTTTTCTGTGGAACTACCATCTGCAAGTGTTACTGTTTCGTCACATTTATTAGCTGCTGCTGTGATGCCTCCTGCTACGTTTGCATCATTAATCTCACCGCTTTTAGCTTTCAATCCATAATTAGTATCTGTCAAATAATCTCTAATTATTAATGCAGGATTATCGCTCCATGCTGTGCCTCCACTACCTGAATTGAGTCTAGGGTCATAAACCTTTTTGCCCTTAACAATAAAAGAAACATTAGGCATACCGCCACCAAACTTTTCAGCATCAAATACACACTGCATATATACATAAGCCATATCTATATATTTATCAGTAGAAGTGATGGCAGCTAGCTGTGCATCCATAAATCCGTCAACCGCAGTTTGTGATCCATCTTGAAATGTAAAACGAACTAAACGACCACTACCAAAGTCGTTCGGATTTTCTGTATTTGTAAATTTTGTATTGGTAGCAGTAAACACTGTAGAGCCGCTTACAGTAGAAGATGATGTGGTTAAGGTTTCATCATTAAGTATCACTGCTTCAAGGCTGTTGACTTCATGACCAGCTAGCACAAAAACTAGATGTAACAAATGATTGTCAGTTCCTGTAGTAGATATGTGAGTTATCGTTCCACCTACCCTAGTTTGTCCATATATTATTTGTCTTGGTTCAGTTGGCGCACGAGATGATACTTTAGAACCAAAGTTAGCACCTGTAGCATTTATACCTTTGCTGAGAACACCTAAAGCTAAAGTATAAGCAAATGCTTTAGCAGCAACAGCTTTCGCTCCTGCTAGTTTAAAAAAACTTTGTTTAGCTAAAAAAGCTTCTGTTGCAAATAACTTTACTCCGATAAAGATAATCGCAGCTATTTTTAGAGCCTTCTTTACTTTGTCACCCATTGATTCTCCATACTTTTAAGATATCAACATCATTATCTATCACAAGACCTTCGGCATCAGCACCTAAAGTAGAAAATCCATCAAATACAAAGGCTAATTCAGTCTC